CGGCGAGCTCCCACAACTGGCCGAGCTGCAGCGCGACGGACATGTTGATGTTCGCCAAGACGCCCGTGCTCGACGTGTTGAGCCCGCTCGCGATGTTGGCTGCCTGGTAGGCCTGCAGGTCGCCGATGATCTCTTGCACGGTCTTGCTCGTGAACCCGAGCAGCGAGAGGCCGGCTGTCATGACGGCACCTCGTCGCCGGGCCACTGGCGGGGCGAGAAGACGCCGAGCGGCTGCGAGGTCGGCGTCGGGCTTACGAGCTGCGTGCTGCCGTTGGCGGGCTGCGTGGGGCCTGCAGTCGTGGTGCCGACGCCTAGCAGGATGTCGCGGAATACGAGCGCGGTGCCCTCTTTGGTCTGCACGATGGCGCGCACCTCGAGCGCTCGAGTGTTGCGGTTGAAAGCGATCGCGAGCTGGTTTACCGCGGTGACGCCCGCGGTCTCGCGCAGCACTTGGTCGTAGATTGACCTGATGACCGCGTCGGGCGGTTTGCGCGCGAATATGAGGTTGCGGTAGTCGATGCCGACGCGGCGATCGAGTGGCCACTCGCCGAGGAAAAGCGCGACGCGCAAGTTGGCATCCTGCGCAATGGCGGCGGGGCCAGTGACGAGCGGCAGGTCGCCCGTCGAGTCGATGATGATGTCGCCGGTCGCATCGAGCAGGAGGTCAGCCACGAGCCGGCGGTAGTGGGCGAGCGAGCGCCATGGCAAGGGGCTCGAGCCCCGCGCGGCTAGTCGGACAGCACAACGGTCGACGCGACGCTTGTGTGGGCGTGCGGGACGCCTGCGGTCGCGGCGTCGAAGGCGACGCGGATCGCAGTGTTCGCGGGCGGCACGGCGCCTGTAAGGCCCGCTAGGATGGTCTCGATTGACGAGATGGCGGTAGCGGTCGCGGTTTTCACTTTGCCCGTGTCCGTCTCGCCGCTCGTGAGCGCGGTGTTGGTTTTGCTCGCGAGCGCGACTGCGTCGCCCGGGTTGTAGCTGCCCAAGTTGACCGTGCTCTGCTTGATGACAACCTGCGCGCCCGAGTCATGGCCGAGCGCCATGGCGTCGGCGTATACGCTCTGCAGGAGGTCGGGCAGCGGCGCGGGCCCGAGCGGCAGCGCGATCGCGCCCGCGAGCGTGTGCGTGCCCACGTCGCCGGTGCCGAGCGGTTTCTGCGAGTTGCGCCGCGCGGTCGTCACCCAACGATCGAGGCTGCGCTCTGCAAAGACCACGAGCACGTGGTCGCCTGGCACGAGTGGCCACGCGGCAAAGAACCCGCCGCCCTGCGGGTAAGCGAGGGGGACCATGGGCAGGATGGGCAGCGCCTCGTCGACGAACGGGGGCCGGTCGACACTCGCGATCGCGTCGTCCTCGGGGTCGACGGTGAGCGCGCGCTTGAGCATCGGCAGCACGTCGGCGTACTGCCTGCGCGTCGAGGCGTCGGTGTAGAGCGCGACGATCTGCCCGGGGATAGACGTGTGCAGCTCGAAGGCGGCCTGCTCGGCGGCGTACTGCAGCAGCTCGGAGAGCTCGGGCGTGGCGACGGTCATGGGGGCCTCACGTGACGGCGCGAGCTTCTATGCCGACGGTCCAGTGGCCGCCGTCAAACTCGCCCTGATGCACAGTTGACTCGATTCGGTAGAAGCCTTGCACATAGCGTGACTTGATCTGGATTTTGCGCCCGGGGTAGAGGCCTGGCGCAAGCAGCGTCGACAAGCGCAGCACTTGGTCGCGCCCGAGCTCGACGGAGTCGAGCAGCCCGGTGCGCGGCGTGAGCAGAATGGGCGCGTCTGACAGCGCCTGACGTAGCGCGAGCACTTGCAGCTGCCCCTCTTGGATTGACCACTCGAGCCCCGCGGTGCGCATGACGCGGTCGAGCTCGCCGGCAGAGTCGCCCGACGCGGCAAACCCCTGCGCGAACTTGTTGGAGAGCTTGTCCCAGATTTCCGCGGAGAATGACGCCTGCAGGAGGTTGCCGGGCCCGATGCCGAGCGACTTGGCGATGCCGATGAGCACGTCGCGGATCGGCACCTTGGGGCCGTAGGTGGCGCTGACGCGCGAGCGCTTGAGCTTGGTGCCGCCGTCGGTGCTGCTCACGGTGGTGACCCATTCGGTGCCCTCGCGCTTGCTCCATGCCTCGAGCAGCTCGCCTCGAAAGAGCACGGACATGCCGCCGACGTAGCCGGCCTCGAGCGAGCAGAAGATCTGTTTCGTGCCGTGCAGGCGCTTACGCGTGGGCTCGGCGAGGTTGATGATATCGATGTCGCACGTGCCGGGGCGCTTGCCGACGAGCGAGCGCTTGACGTTGAATCGGATATTGAGCCCCGTGAGCACGGTGTCAGCAACCTGCAGCTTGTAGCGGCGGTCGAATAGCTCGATGCCGGGCTCGACGGCGAATGTGGCAAGGTCGCTCATGCGTTAGTCGAGTGCGCCGTTGGGCGCGTAGTAGAGAGTAAAGCGCGTGCCCATGTCCTGCAGCGTGGGGCGTGCTGCTTGGTTTTTCTCATCGACAAACCAGAGCTCGCCCGGCGGCAGCTCGGGCTTGTAGTGGAAGCGCACGAGCAGCGGATACATGGTTACCATGCGCACGCCATCGAGCAGCGGCACGCCTGCAGAGTCGGCGATCCATAGGCGGAACACCTCGCCACGCTGCGACCAGACTATGCGCAGCGAGTAGACATTGACGCCGAGCACGACGCGGATCGTGGTGTCGGGCTGCGGGGTGGTGGGTATGAGCTGCGAGGCCATCGGCTAGGGCTCGGGCGGTGTTGGGTTGACGAAGTGTTTGAACACGCTGTCAGACTTGCCCTGCACCTCGGGTGACGGTTTCTTGTTCTGCGTGTTCTGGCTGCCCTTGTCTTTGGGCGACATGGCGCGCGTCTGCGCGGGGTCGGGGTCGGTGGCGAGCTCGCTGGCGACGGTGCGAATGACTTGCCCGGTGCAGCCGAAGTGCAGCCCCGCGCCGGTGCCCGAGTTGCGCTCGATGCTTAGGTCGCTGAGCACGACGTTGTCGTACTTGCGCAGCGCGGTGACGATGGTGACGGGCGCTCGAGCGTTGACCGTGTTTCGCAGCGCGGTCTCGACTTGCTCTACACGGTTGAATGGTCTGTCAAACGTGAGCGACACGCTGCGCGCTTGCCCGAGCGGCACGGGTGCGCGGTCGGGCACGACCATGAAGATCTTTTTGTTCGGCTTCCAACCTGGCGCGAACGCGTCGAGCAGTGACGCGACGTTTCCGATGATGGGGATGTTGCCGATGTATGGCGGCGCCGAGTTTTGCGGGCCCACGAGCTCGAGCTTTTTGGTGCCCCAATCGTAGTAGGTGTTAGTGAGCACCATAAACCCGAGCTCGCTGGCGAGCGCGTTGGTGTGGCTGCCGGGCTGCTCGATGGGTTGGTTGCTCACGACGCCCTCGAGCGTGAGCTTGGGCGGCATGGCCCGCACGTGGTCGGTGATGTCTGCGCCGTCCTCGACGGCGTGCTGCGTGAGCTCGGCGCTTATGCCGTGCGTCTCACGCAGCGACACGTCGATCCAGATGCCGTTGATGGTGAGATGCGTGGGCATGGTCAGGGTTTAGGCGCCGGGGCGTTGCGCGTGACGGTGCGGCGGGTGTTGCGAGCGTCGATGCCGGCTTGGCGCACGGTGCGTCCTGCGACCTCGCCGTTGCTGTCTGTGCCGATGTTGACGGTGATAGGCGCCTCGTTGATGGTGACGCTCTGCGCGCCCTGCACGGCAGCGGATGGCGGCGCGACTTGGGGGTTGAAGTTGCCAGCGTAGGCGCCGCCGACGATGAGCCCGTCGGCGGCTGCGAGCCCCGCAATGGCCCGCTCTGCCTGCGCCTCGCGAAACCGGCGCTTTTTCTCGGCGGCGTCGAGCACTTTCTGCTCGGCGAGACTCGGCACGTAGTCGGGCACCTCCATATCGTCGGGCACGTCGGTGCGGCCCTCTGCGCGCAGCTTGGCGTTGTAGGCGTTGCGCTGGATGGCGGCGCGGCGCGAGAGGTTGATCTCGTCGATGGCCTTTTGTTTCTCGATGTCGGGCTTGCTTGGCTGGTCGCCTTTGAGCGCGATAGCGGCCCACCTAAACCAGTCGGGCAAGCTTGGCAGCTTGTGGATCTGCTCGCCTACCCACGCGATGGCCTCGCCGAGCTCGTGAATCGAGTCGCGTATGGCCTCGATTTTCCGGTTGCCCTCGTCCTCGCCGTAAAGCTCTTTCAGGAAGTCGCCGAGCAGCGTGTTGCCGCCGTGGGCGAGCGTGTAGATCTCATCGAATGCGAGGTAGAGCGCAGCGATGAGCGCGATCATGGGCAGCGCGCCGAGCATGGCGCGGCCCCACATGACGGCAAACGCAGCGCCGAGCGCGATGAGCGCGGTTCTGAGCCCGTAGGTGCTCTCGTTGAGAGTGAGAAACCACTGCGACGCTTTGATGGCCCACGCGAGCAGCTTGTTGCCCTCGGGCAGCAGCCCTCGCCCGATGCTTGTGCGTAAGTCTTTGACCGTGTCGTTGAGCGCGCGCAGGCGGTTGGCGAACGTGTGCGCGGTCTTCGTGGCGTCGCCCTGCATGAGCGCGGTGTCGTGCAGGATCTTGGCGTAGATGAGCTCGGACTTTTCCGCGAGCTTCATCTTCTCCACTTTCTTGTGGATGCCCTTAGTCAACGCGAACTCGTTGAGCGAAGCGTCGAGGATGTTGACCGCGTAGCGGCGCAGCGGCTCGCTCTGACCTGCGAGCCCCGACGAGATGGCTTGTATTGCCTCGTCGGGCGAGGTGTCGCGGAACGATGCCAAGTCTTGCGCGAGCGCTGACAGCGTCGTGCTCATCTCGCGCAGCTTGTCGGGGTCTTTGATGAGCGTGCTGAGCAGCGTTCCGACCTCTGACGCGTACTTTTGCAGGGTGAAGCGCGAGCGCCCGGTGGCCTCTGCAACGCCTGCACTCCACTCGCGGATCTTCTCGAGCCCCTGCTGCCCAAACACGGTCTCGAGCACGTTGTCGACTTCGTCGACGGCGCTGGCGAGCTCGACGCTGCCCTTGATGAACGCGGCGATCGTGCCGGCGGCAAAGAACTGCCCGAGCGTGCCGAGCAGCCCGCCGCCGCCGCTGCTGCTGCTAGCCGAGACTTGCGCGCGGCGTGACGCACGCTCGACGGCTACGGCTGCGTTGCGCCCGCCGCGCGTGACTGCGCGCTCGCCCTTGGTGGTGGCAGCGTTGAGGCCGAGCAGCTCGCGCTTGATTTTCTCGATGCGCCGGTCGGCCTCGTCGAAGCCTTTGGCATCGGATTGGAAGCCGAGGCGCGCGACGAGGTCGCGCAGCACGGTGGTCGTCACTTGTGCCCCCTGCGGGCGATGCTGGCGCTGGCTTCGTACTCTGCCTGCGCGCGCGCGCCCTCGAGCTCGTCATACATGTCGAGCACGCTGTGCGCTTCGTAGAGCTCGTCGAGCGACCAGTGCATGCAGATCTCGGTCAGGCTGTCGGCGTACTTTCCAGAGGTGGCGATGCGGTGGATGTGCCAGTCGACGCCCTCGGGGACCTCGACAGAGACTCGACTAGCTGTGACAGGCGCTGCCAAAGGCCCGCTGCGGCGCCTGGTTCCGCTGCGGAGGCGCCGAAAAAAGAGGCGAAATTTACCGTCAACGCGAACGCGAGCCACTGCGTGTAGGCGTCATAACGAGCGGCAAAATGGTCGTCAAACAGCGAGCTCAAGAGGGGCTCGCGGTCGCCGTCGAGCACGAGCACGGTTGTCTTGGCGAGCTCGTCGCTGATGGTCTCGACGTCGGCGGTGGCGATGCGCTGCGTGAGCTCGCGTATCGCGTCGCTCGCGCCGATGGCGAGCGCGCCGGTGCCGTCAGACGGGTCGCGCACGACGCCGTCGACAAAGCTGGCAGTCATGGGCCCGAGCAGCTTGAGCAGGCGCACAGCCATAACGCGGCCCGCTTTCGCGCCGAGCGGCGTGACGCGATAGACGGTGCCGCATATGAGCTTCTCTTGCGGTGTGCGCATCCTAGCGACCACCCACAAACGCAGTGCGCGCGTCGGCGAGCTTGATGCGCCACTCGTTGACGTTGACGGTCTTTCCGAGCTTGATTTCAGGCGGCCCGATGATCCATGCGCGCGAGCTGCCGACGATGGTTTTCCCGCCCGTGTCGCGCACAGCGAATGCGCCCGCGCCGCCGCCGTTCACTGTCTTGATGTCGGCGAGCAGAATGCCGCTGAGCAGGTCGTTGGCGCCTGCGGTCTGCGCGTACTTGAGCGTAGCGATGGCTGAGAAATTGTTTGTGCGCACGCGCGTGACCTCGCCGTCTGCGCCGACGTACGCGCTGAACCAATCGTCATCCCACTCGACTGTCACGACCTCGTCTTCTGCGTAGCCGCCGTTTGACAGCAGAATCGCGTTGAGACTGACCGTCATTTCGTTGATGTTCCATGCCTTGAAGCCCACGCGTGCACCTCCTTCGTCTGACTGTTAGACCTGCACCGTGCCGTTGATGCGCACGTGATGGATGGCGCCCGACAGGCAGTAACTGTATTTCATGTCGGGCAGAATGCGCTGCCGCTTTAGGTTGGGGTCGATGGCGCCTAGCACTGGCGCAATCACGGTGTAGTCCTGCTCGCCGTCGATGAGCCCCTGCGCGATGCCCTCTTGGATTTGCGCGAGGATCTGCGTGCGCACGAGCTCGATGCCCGCGGTCGTGTAGGGCACGACGTCGTTGCTGCCGAGCAGCAGAATGACGCGCGTTTGCACGCCGATGGTGAACCAATCGATCGCAACGGTGACGTCGAGGAAGCGCCCGCTCGCGGCCCACCCGTAGAGCGTCCAACCGTTGCCCTTCA